CCATGATTGCTGGCTCTCTCGTGGACGAGAATCGCTTTCGATACGATTTAGGCTCTATGGGTCGTGATTACCTTGGAATAGGCAAAAATGAGGCTGTATTGAAAGAAACAGCAGATTTGTGGGGTGTAGATGCCAAGTCTGAAATGTATAAATTACCGGCTATGTATGTGGGTGAGTATGCAGAACAAGATGCAGATCTAACTTACAAACTATGGCAAGAGATGAAAAAACAAATGTATCACGAAGATGTCGAGGATATATTTAAATTAGAGACCGAACTTTTTCCCTGCCTTGTCGATATGCGATTTTTAGGAGTTCGTGTAGATACCCAAGCAGCATATGAATTGAAGCAACAATTAGTAGAAGAAGAAAAAGAATGCTTACAAAAAGTAAAAACAGAAACATCAGTAGATGTTCAAATA